GGGGGGTACTATGAACCGACGAGACTTTCTGATGATTGTGCTTGATGTGATCATCATCGCCATTGCGCTGGCGACGCTCATTCGTGCAATGGTTTAAGTTCAGCAGGTAGGCGTGTGGCGACTAGGCGGGTATGATAGCGTTTACGACCGGCATAGGCGTACAACGTGTATTCGTGCGAATCCTCGGGGAACGTAGGAACATCGAAAAACACGAGGTAGCCGGATACCGCGTCACGAGGCTCGAAGCGGGTATGGTTTAGCAGATTCTCGCTTCGCAGGTTATATTGCTCGCCTCTGCTCGAATCATTTCGTTCAAACAAAGAAAGACCATTTGGGTTGAAATGGTCAGGTATGTCGTAGGGGGCAGCGAAAACAGACAGGCCGGAAGCATCGCGGAGTTCAAAGCGCGAGATCGTCGCCCCTGTAGTCGACAAGCTCTCGATCCTGATGTGAAAGAAGACGCAATTATAACGCTGGAAGTGGACGAACGAGAAGCTGTAGGCGGGCACGGATGTGTCTTGTGCGAGGCGAAACCGTACGCTCTCCTTGTGGAGATGAAGATAGAGGTCGACAAGCGATAATAACAACGCCGTTAGAGCGATGACGGTATCCGTCGTGATTGTGAGGTCGAAATCAAATTGCATCGAACCACCCCCACTTCGGATTATACCACACAACACAATCATAACACAAGCACGACCGACGCAACTGGACAAACCGCTTCGGAATACACTCTGGGAGGAGGTGTTGATCAATGGCTATCGTGATGGATTATATCGCAAAATGCGGGTGCCGCATCCGCGTGGACGACTCAGCCTACGCGAACCAGCCGCCGGAGGTCATTGAGCGGCGCATGCGCGAGGTCAACCGCTGCATCGACGGCATCCGCTGGCGGTATGCGGAGCGCCTGGTGCGGGCGCAGATGGCAGAGGAACAGGCGCGAAAGGAGGCGGGCGGCTAAAGCCGCCGAAAGGACAAGCTATGAGTGGACACTTGTTGATGAGGCTGCTCGATGGGCTGGTTTGGCTGACGTTGGGGATCATCATACTGGTCAAGCTGCGCTCCATCGTGGACTGGGTCATTTGCAGAGGGAAGAAACGCGAAAGGAGGAAGCGCATGATACGCGATATAAGGGCCGTGATCGATCAGATGTCGCCCGAGGAGCTGGCGGAGGAGAGAAGGCGCATGCGGGCGCGCTGCGCCAGAGAGCGCGCCCGAGGAAGCGAGGGCGTGCGGATGCTGACGTATCGCTTGCGGATGGTCGAGGCCCGCATGCAGCAGATCGCAGCGGAGGCGGCCAAACAGACGCCGGAGGCGATCGGCAGGCAATGAGCGGCAAGGACACGATCACAGAACGGCTGGCGCAGATCGTTCCGGCCTGTATGGATGGTGAGCTTTGGTATGAAGCGCAAAGGGTTTATCAGGCGTTCCGCCTCGACCCACGAAAGGCGGCGAGGGAAATTCGCAAGGAGTACAAGCGCAGAGAGTTCAGGTATGTCAAGGGTTGGCGATCGTACAATACATACTATTTGCACCGCAAGGGAGTAGAAACGCTGGCAATCCTGTACGGGCAGCAGCCCAGGGCCGAGATCATGGCTGCGCTACGAACAGACTATGAGCTGCCATCGGCCAGCGAGGAGTTCAAATGACAGCAATGCAGCGGCACTGCTCAGTTCGGTACCGTAGCGCGGTGCTTCGCCGAGCGAAGTGAAGGCATAGCACAGCAGAGGTTGAAAGGAGGGTAGAGTAAGCGCCCAAGCGCATCTGAAATAACAATTTTGGAGGGAAGAATACATGCTGGAAGTTGAAAAGCGAAAATACGTCATACGCGGCCTGACCCCCATCCTGGGGAGCATGCCGGCAAGTCCGGCGATCCGAACGATGTACATCAGCAGCAAGGCTCCGGCGTCGGAATTGCAGGACGAAGAGGACTCGTTGGATTTCATTGAGGATAAAGGTATCACGGTGTTTTCCAGAGATGGCGACAACCGCCTCTTTGTCTGGGACTATGTGCTCAAGGGATTTTTCAAGGCTGCGCTGAACGCGCTGAGAACACAGGAAGGGATCCTGATGGAGCGCGGCAAGGTGGACAAGTATATTTTCATTGCTCCGCGTCGGCTATTCCTCAGACGCAATGGAGAATACATCATCGATGAGGATGAACAGTTGGAACGGCCGCTCCGCGCCAGATCTGCCAGAGGCGAATATACGGCGCTGGCGGCGAGCGAAGTAGTCAATGACCCTTGGAAGATCACGTTTGAAGTTACCCTGATCCCCAACAGCAGCACACAGAGATCCAAGCCTATTACGTGGGAGGCCATCGAAGCGGCGCTGGATTATGGCCGCTACCTCGGGATCGGCCAGTGGCGAAACGCCGGATATGGCCGCTTTGTGTGGAAGAGGATCGAAGAGCAAACAGAAAATGCCCCCGAAGATGCTGGAACATCCCGAGGGCAGCCGGACAATTAAGGCCGCTGTCCGAGGCGGCAAGCCCCATGGTGATGGGAAGCTATGCCTGCATTATAGCAGGGAATGGAGGTTTTGTCAATGTTCATCGCGTCACTGATCATACTCTTGGCCGTCCTGCCGAATGTATCCCGGATCGCCCGGCGCATCGACAACTCGATGCTGGAGGATCGCCGTCCGAACAGGAGGGACGCATGGTGGTTGTAGGGTATATCCTCATCTTCGTAGCGGGCTTGGCAATTTCGGAATACTACAACCGCCGCATACAGCGCATCATTACCAGACAGACCGCACGACGCCCGGCGCCACCGCGCCGGCAGGCGTCGGGGCCGTACACGCAGGCGGACATGGAATTGATGCGGGACGGATACCGCGTGGGGCACAAAACGGGAGGGAACATGCGTGAGGATTGAAATGAAGGTATACCAGACGAAAGGCAGCGCCCTGGAACAAAGGGAACGCACGTACATAGCCGATGGGATGATGGGCGTGTTCGTCACGGAGATGAAGAGCGGCACGCACAAGATGGTCAATATAGAAGGCCTTCTGTCGGGAACACTGGACGAAAAAAGTGTGGCTTATGGCATTGCCGCGCTTGTGGACAAGTTTGTGGAAGCGACGGAAATGAACGCTATTGAAAAGCTGCGATTCAGCATCCGCGCCATCAAGGAGCTGCTGTTTCACCGGGGAGAGAACGCATAGGTGGAAAAGAAGGACGCGAAAACAGGGAAGAGCGCGGAGCCGGTCATGCGTGCGATCCGATGGATACCCAAGTCGGTGCGCATGCCTACGGCAGAGGACGCCGATGCGCAAGGATGCGTGCTGATATGGGACACGAACAACGGCGTGATGCTCACGGGATACCGCAACCCTTACGGCGTGGATCGTGCGCCGGTGACGCACTGGGCCACGCCGCCGCAGGGCCCGAACAGGAGGGAAGAAACAAAATGAATATCGCAGTAATTTGGGGATTGTGTGCGGTTGCATACATCGTAGTCGGCATGGGTGCGGCCAGAATATATGAACTGATAACCCATGAAACGCTGGAAATGAACGTGATTGCATTTATTGTGTTCTCATGGCCCCTGATTATGTCGCTGATCGTGATAGCAGAGATAGTCGGCGGTTTGAAATGGCTATATCAGCGAGTATTCCGGGGACAGAAAGGGCGTTAAGCTGACGCAGATGCATGCCAACTGAGGAGGCTGGGAGCATGGAAACGGAGATATTTGCATGGATTTTTGCACTTATTGCGTATGCGATGATAGGAATTGCCATCGTTGAGGTCTATAAAGCGGTTTTCGATGATGGGATCGAATCAAGGGAGGCTCTTGCGGCCGCCGCTTTGTGGCCGATCTGCACCGCGTTGTTTTTCCTAGGCTGCGTATTGCGGTTGATCAAACGGGCATGGAAGGGGGCAAGGGGCGATGACAGCAAGATTCAAACGAAGTGAAACGATCGATATGTATCGCTGTCTGCGCGCGCGACGGGAGCCATCAAAGGCACGGTACTTTTGCCAACTCGATGGCCATGAGATCTCGATGGAGAGCTGTAAGGCCTGCGATCATCGTTCTGTTCCAAATGCAGAAGCACAAAAACGCGGGCGACTCATCTCAGCGCGCGGGACGCGAAGACGCGAAGAAGTCGCCGCCGCACTGGGCATAAGCGTGAGTGCATTGACAGCATACGAACTCGGTATGCGCAACCCGCGGGACAATCTCAAGAGGGCTCTGGCGGAGTATTACGGCATGCGGATAGGAGAGTTGTTTTTCGACGAGTAGGAGGGAAAGACCATGACGAATACATATCCGCACACAGATGCGGTTTACACAGAGGCGATGGACAAGCTCCGGGATGAAATGGCCACGTCAAAGAGCGAGGGCGTACAGGCGCTGGGCGAGGGCATGACGTCCTGGCTGCGGGAACATCCTTCGGAGGCAGGGGCGCTCCTCGCCGAAGGGAAGAACCTCAAAGGGGCATTTGCCGCTATGGAGGCATACGCCCGAGGCCAGAAGCGTGCATCCACATGCGTGGTCGTGACGCCGGCCAAGGCGCGCGAGATCGCGCTGGAGTATTACGGCATCAGCGTCAAAAACGAGGATGAGCCGCGCGAGGCGGCGGAGCATTCTGTGCCGCATGCCTCGGCGGGTGCGCTGGATCTGGACGCTTTGCTGGGAGGGCTGTGACATGTGTCTATTGAGTGGATATATGGAGGCGGAAGCAGACTACCAAGGGCGGCAGGAGGTTTTTGAGGATGCAGGCACGCTGGAAAGCGCCATGCGCCACATCGATGGCGTGCTGGTGTCGCCCGAGGCAGAGCGCTGCGCCCGCAAGTGGCTGACGGACTACCTGTGGGGCTACAACGGAAAGCCGCGCACACTGGCCTGCACAGTTTGCGGAGAGACATTTGAGCGCCCGAAAGGATGGAGCGCGCTGCACGGCAAAGAGACGGTCTGCCCACGCTGCGGGGCGGAGGTTGTCTACCGAGATGAACTGCGCGGCCATAAGTATTGCCGTCAGAGCGCGTGGTTGTTGGACTGGCGCAAGTCGGCGGTGGAGCGCGACACGGTGACGCTGGTGGCGTCTCTTGTGGACAGGGACAGCACCGGGGCAAACCCGGAGCGAGCTGTCACGGACATCATTCCAGTGGCGATCTACATTTTCCGCTACGGCAAAGGCGCGCGCTGCTGGAAGAGAAGCGCATGGGTATACGACTACAAAACGGGCAAGTATCGTCAAGGCGAGTGGCAGCGTATGAAAAAGGCTTACGGCTTGGGAGTATTTTGCGGCGGCAGGATCGGCTTTTTGACACCGCCGGGAGCGTACTGCCGCGCGATTACAGGAACGAGCTTTGAGCGCGTGGACAAGCTCTTCGGAGGATTCAACAGAGAGTATGGCGGGCAAGTCAACGGCCTGCCGTACAGCGGAGAGGTGATCCGGCTCATGGCGGAAGTGGCGCGACGGCCATATGTGGAGTACATGGCCAAGGTCGGCCAGAAATCCCTTGCCATGCAGATCATGCAGCGTGGTGGCACGAAGGCAATCAATGGCCGTGGCAAGAACGCGACCGAAATCTTGCGAATGACGCCCGGCCAGTATGCGGAGGTAAAGCGAGAGCATATCGCCTTGGACATCGGGACGCTGGAGTGGATGCAGGCCCTTTCGCGGATCGGCGCGTCGGAGTCGGTGCGCGTTGCGAATTATGCGGCGCATCACAGCTATGGCACTATGAGTGATGTCCTGGACGGCTTGCAGAGGTTTTCGCAAGATCGGCGGCCGGCGGCAATGCGGTGGCTGATGCGCCAGTGCGAGAGGTCAAAGGAGGCAAGCACCTTCTCGGAGGCGCGCGACTATTGGAAGCAGCTTGTAGAACTGGGCGAGGACTTTGCCGATGAGCAGATCAGCATGCCGCGCGATCTGGCTGCCATGCATCAGCGGATGACGGATAGGCTCAACCAGCTATGGTCGGCGAGGCGCGCCCAACAAGCGGCGGTCATGCGGCAGAAATTCGAGAAGCGCTTGAAAAGCCTTAGCTCGCTTTACAACTTTGAGGCATACGGCCTGATCCTGCGGCCGTTTGCATCGGCCGATGAAATACGCGCGGAAGGCGCTGCACTGCGCCATTGTGTTGCGCAGTATATCTCAAGATACATGGATGGCCAGACGATCCTCTGCGCGCTCAGATGGGCGGAGGCGCCGGAGACACCGTGGAGGACAGTGGAGTTTTCCGCAGTGGATGGGAAGCTCGTGCAAGACCGGGGATATAAGAACGACCGTGTTCATGGCCGTTCCCCAGGCGAGCCGATGACGCTCACGGCGGAGACACGGGAATTACTGGAGAAGTTTTGGAACGCTTTCGAGGCATGGAGAACTGGGAGGAAAACAGCATGAGCGATATAGAGATCATCCGCACGGAAGAGGTCATCGCGGCAGAGATCCGCGTGATCAAAGAACAGACAAGGGTGGCGGTGTTGTCTGGCGCGATCGAGATCGGCAGGCGGCTTGCCGAGGCGAAGGCTATCGTTCCGCATGGGCAGTGGGGCGCATGGCTGGAGGAGAACGTGGACTACTCCGAGCGCACGGCGCAGAATCTCATGCGCGTGTTCGAGGAATATGGCAAAAAGCCAAATCCGCCGGCATTTGCGGATTTAAGCTATTCCAAGGCGCTGGCGCTGTTGGGTTTGCCGTGGGAAGAACGCTCGGAGTTGATCGAGAGCGGCGCGGCGGAAAGCATGACCACGCGGGAGCTTGAGGCCGAAGTAAAACGTATGCGTGAAGAGATCGACCGGCGGCAGATGCGCATCGAAGAGTTGCTGGAAGTTGAGGCTGAAAAAGATGCGCTGCGCGCGGAACTGGAGGGCGTCCGGGAAGACATCCAGATTGCCAAAGAGCGCGAAGAGAAAATCAAAAAGTCGGAAGAGGCGTTCCGCAGGGATGTGGACAGCCTGCGTAAAAACAACCGGGAGCTTGAAGCAGAACTGGAGAAGGAGCGTGCCAAGCCGCCGGAGAGGCGCATCGAGACTGTGGAGATGCTGCCTGCGGCCGTGGAGGAAGAATTGACGCGCCTGCGGGAGATCGCAGCCCATGCGCCCAACGCCGCGATCGTGCGCCTGCGCGCTGGGTATGAGCGCTTATTACAGGAGTTTCAGGCGGTCACGGCGTTGCTTAACGAAGTGCAGCGCGACGCGCCCGAGGACTATGCCCAGTATCGTGCGGCTCTGCGGTTGGCGGCAGAGCGCATGGCGCAGGCGTTGGGAGAAACGCAGTAGCGAAAGGCGGTGGCGGAAGAATGAACAAGGATGCGCCGTGCCACGGGTGCAACGTGCGGTTTTTAGGTTGTCAGAGCGTGTGCCTCAAGTATGAAGCGTGGAAACTCACGCGCGCGAAGCAGAAGCAGCAGGAGAAACGGGACAAAGAAGCGTGGATCGTCGCCAGACAAGGGCAACGAAGGGTGCGGAAAGGGCGCTGACGGTATGAGTAAAGCGGAACGCACACGCGGGTTGCGCTACAAGCGACCCGCGCTCATGTCTATGGGCTGGGAAGCCATGACAGAGGAGATACAGGTCATCTTGGATGCGTGCAGTGACGTGCAGTGGTACATCGACAATGATGATGATACGCTTCTCAACGCGCTGGAGGGCAGCGAGGACGAATACTGGGAATTTAAGATGAGCTTTTCGGCGCTGTCAAGCAAGGCATACGAGCTATACGAGGCTATTTTCGAGTCGGGCTTGGATGGGGAAATGTACGATACATGCACGGTGGCTCTTCTGGGTGACTGCTATCGAATGATCGACTATGGAGAATACGAGGAAGACTACACAGCGCTGACAGGCGTGATGCGGGGCTATGCCCAATCAGAGGCCGGGAAACGGCTCATGCGCCTAACGAAAACGGAGATGATCGACACCATCGGGCAGTGCGTAGGCATCCTGGTTGCCTATCTGGATCTGAGGCAGCAATACGACTACCTAAATGCCACGATGCAGATACTGCGTGATGAGAATACATCGCTTCTGCAGATCGTGCGAGAGATCGATGAGGCGTATGAGGCCGCTATGGATGAATACGCCAGCGATCTGGAGCGGCAGCGTTTTGAACAGTTACTGAAAAACCTGCCGGATCGGGCATGGATAGAGTAACGGCAGTGGAGAGCGAACATCAGCCAGCGGAGGAAGATACGTGATGGATGATCGCAACAAAAGTACATACAGGGGATATGAGATCGTGCGAGCCTGGCATCCGAGGGCGGGAGACACACGGCGCATGGCGTGGGATGTCGTTTGCGACGGCAAGGTGCGTCGAGAGAATATTGGCAGCACCGAAACGGCAAAACGGTTGATCGATACCATGATCAAATACGGGTATTGGTCGGATAAGACCACGATCGGGACAAGTAACAGCACAAAAGGCAAGGGGGAACAGGCAATGGCAAAGGAAGGAGATCTCATCCGACGTTCAGAGTTGCGCCGCCAGCTCGTGATCTGGTCTGAAAAGCTGCGCGCCGCGGGAGAGTGCGGCGGCTGCGAGGTGGAACTGTTGCGGGCGGTCATCAGAATGGTGGATGCGCAGGAAGCTGTGGACGTGGAGCCGTATGATGCGAGCGGGGAATGAAGGGGGGGTGGACGCTGATGACCAACGATCTTATCTCCAGATCAGCATTGGTAAAGGTGTTACGCCAGCGGGAATGTGCGGCGGCACTCTTCAATGATGATCTATTGGCCGGCCTTGCCAGAGCGATACTTGATGTTTATGACGCTCCGACCGTAGACGCAGAGCCTGTGCGTCATGGGATGTGGGGCGCGGAGATCGTTACTGGATACGACGGACTGCATCCAGTGTGGGAGAGGCCCTGCCTGCTGTGTGGAAAGTATTCGAGATACGCATCCGCATTTTGCCCGCACTGTGGCGCAAAGATGGACGGATCAGATGGAGAAGGCAAAATGGACGGGTGAAAAAGCCGGATGGCGTGAGCTACGCGCCAGGAATGGAGGAACGTATGCCGATACTTAACTACACTACGAAGGTCGATATATTTACGACGCTTGGAGAGATACAGCGCATACTGGTGGCCCATGGCGCACGGAAAATCGTGCAGGACTATGATGTCAGAGGCCGGATCATCGCCTTGTCCTTCCTGGTCAAAACACCTTTGGGCGAACAGGCAGTTCGGCTGCCGGCAAATGTTGATGCGGTATACGCAGTGCTACAACAACAGAAGGTGCGGTGCGGCCGTGAGCAGGCCGAGCGGGTAGCATGGAGGATCATCAAAGATTGGCTGGAAGCGCAAATGGCCATTTTGGAAGCCAAGATGGTACAGATCGACGAAATCTTCCTCCCGTATATCCTTGACCGCACTGGATGCAGAACATTTTTTGAGGCTTATAGGGAAAATGCCGGGCTGCTTGGTTGTGGGCAGGAGACAGAAGAGTAGGCGTCTCTTCTACTATATATGTCTGGGCGCAAGCCCTTTCCGGCCTTGAATCGGGTATTAACAAATGGGTAGGAGGCACGTATGATCACCGGCAAAGGGTATGAAGTGCTGTTCGATCGCAAAAGCGATCCGCAGATAGATTTGCAGCATGGACATGTTTCGCGCTATCGGACAAAAACGGTAGATGCTGGCCCTATGCGATACATAGAGATATACCCGATCCTCCGCGCATGGGAGGGGGCAGGCAGGGCGCGCAAAAAGCGTCAGGAATCATCTCAGGCGCAGAAGAATCTTAACGAGCGTAATGCCCGGAAAAAGATCGAATGGCTCTTCAATGAGAACTTCGGGGAGAACGATATTTTTGCGACGCTGACGTTTGCCGAAGCCGTTGAAGAGGGCGATGCGCTGAAGGCGGTTCAAAAGCTGGTCAGGAAAGCCAGGGACTATATGCGACGCGACACGTCCCGCGAGGGAGCGGTTTTGAAATATATCTACGTCATCGAGGGAAAGGTGGGTGCCGACGAAGTCGAGCGCTTCCACGTTCACATGGTGGTTTCCGGCGTGAGCAGGGATACGTTGGAAAACTTGTGGGAACATGGCCGCGCAAACACAAGGCGGCTGCAACCTGATAAAAACCAGTATACGGGCTTGGCCCGATACATGACCAAACAGAAGGCGTTTCGCCGCCGGTGGAATTGCTCGAAGAATCTTCGACGCCCGAGGGAAACTGTGGCGGATCACAAGATCAGCCGCAGGCGCGTAGAAAAGCTGGCGGCAGAAACACAGTATGCGGCAAAGGAGATATTTGAGCGCCTAAACCCCGGATTCTGGTTGGTGGAGCAGCCGGAAATCAAGGTAAGTGACTATGTGCCCGGCGCGTATATCTACGCCCGGATGCGGCGAAAGGAGTGAGAGACTTGCGCAGGGAGAGCTTGCCGGCGCCGGCGGAATCGGTGGAACAGCAGTATCTTTTTCAGTGGGCACGGATGCAGGCGGGACGCTGGCCGGAATTAGAAATGCTTTATCATGTACCCAATGAGGGCAAAAGGAACCCGGCGGCAGGTGCGAGGCTCGTGGCGGAGGGGCTCAAAAGAGGCGTCCCCGATATTTGCCTGCCAGTGGCGCGTGGCGGATGTCATGGGCTTTACATCGAACTCAAGCGCGAGCGCGGCGGAGTTGTGTCGCGGGAACAGGAACGATGGATCAGAGCGCTTGCGCAGGAGGGGTACTGCGCCGCTGTATGCCGCGGTTGGGAGGCGGCTGCCAAGCTGATCCTAAGATACCTTGCAGGCGAGATCGGGCCTGACGCATGCGGCGAAGAAAAGGCCAGGGAACGAGGTTGAGAAGGAGGATGCAGGATGAATAACGTTGATCTCATCTATCGATCGGTGGCGGAAGATGCCCTGACTATGCTCGGCGCGCAACTTCCAGAGTCAAAAACGAAAGCGGTTGCGCGTTGCGTTATGGAGATACACCAGCTTCCGTCTGCCGACGCGCTGCCTGTTCGATATGCGGAGTGGATCTATGATCCAGCCGACATTGGCGGGTATGCCTGCAGCGAGTGCAGAACGAGGAATGAAAACATGCCGAGCATACGTGTGTCACGCAAGGTACTGGAAGAGCTTGCGGGTACGAAATACTGCCCGGAGTGTGGAGCGAAGATGATCTGGTAGTAAACAACGTAGAGAGGGTGACGATATGTCCATGAGAAAATACCTCCGAGATTTTGCGAAAATGAACGCGAGCGTACAAGCACATGCGCATAGCGAACGGCAAAAGGCGGCGAGGGAATATCTCAGTCAGCTCACGCGGAAGAACGCACGCATACAGGCTCTGATGGAACAACAGCAGCACTATCGAGAGACTGCAGAGCGCATCACGCGCGGATACAGCAAAGCGCCATCAGCGTCATCGCACAGAGCCGGGTCAGTGATCGAAGAGTGCGTCGCGGGTATTGATGAGGTCGAACGCGAGATCAAGCAGCGCATTGAAGAATATACGGAACTGACCAGAGAGATCGAGGCGGCGATTGCGCGCATCCCCGATGACAGGTATCGAGACATCCTGCGGTGGCGATACGTGAACGGTTGGAAGTGGGAACGGATCGCCAAGGAGATGAACTACTCGGACATGAAGTGGCTATGGAATCTGCATAGGAGAGCGCTGGAGGCATTGGAAGTTCCCCCATTGAAACACGACTAAAAAGCGTGCTACAATGCAGTATAGAGAGATCGCAGGCGGGCGATCTCTTTTTATGTGGACGTGGCGAGGTGAACATGGCAAACAAAGCGATGCGGCCATGCGCTGCGCCGGGCTGTACTACCCTGACGATCGGCACGTATTGCCAGAGGCACAAAAAAGCGCTGGAGAGACACCCGGTTGCCTATCGCGCCTTGTACACCGACAAAGTCTATCGCGCTGCGCGGAAAGTGTTCATGGCGGAGCATCCTTTCTGCGCCGTTTGCGGAGCGCCGGCGACAGACCTTGACCATATCAGGCCGCATAAAGGAGACAAGGAGCTGTTCTGGGATCCGGCCAACTGGCAGGCGCTGTGCGCGAGCTGTCACAGCCGCAAGACCGCGAAGGAGGACGGGGGATACGGCAACAGGCGGCGGCCGGCCAGGGGATGACGGGGGCATACCCCCCCCCAAGAGGAAAGTTTTGGAGCCTCCCGCCGTAAACCGTGCGGCCCTCAAATTTTTGAAAATTTCCCCGATGAAGGCTGCACAGGCGCGCATGCGCGTGCGCGCGCGGATATGGAAGGGATGGGGAAACGAATTTTACCTTGAAGAAGGCCCTAGGGGTTCTTCTGATTGGTCGAAGGGGGCGCGATCAGAATGGCTACGCCGGTCAAAAAGGCCGAAAACATGAAAAAACACCTAACCATAGCGGAACGGGAAAAGCGCGAGCAGGCGGAGCAGGAACTTGAACGCAGGTTCGTGCGCCTAATCGCGCCGAAGCGGGTGAAAGAGGATCCGGCGGCAAACGCATACTGGAAATCCACGATCGCGCGCATGAAGGGATTGACGCTGCTCGATAACGTGGATACGGATCTGCTGGCGAGCTACTGCCTGGCGAGGGCGCGGGAAGATGCGCTGCGGGATGACTATGAGCAACTGCGCGAAAAGACCGAGAAAACCATCGACCGAACGCTCAAACGAGTGCTTGAAGGCTACTATGAGGACAACGAATATCCGGCGAAGGTGATCCGCGCGTTGGTGACGGATGAGATGACGCTGCTAAAGACGTTGCAGGCCCAAGAGCGTTTGGTGATCGCTTACCAGAAGGAACTTGGCCTCACGCCGAACGGCCGCCAGAGGCTGGCCAAGCAGCGCGCCACCGAGCGTCCAGTGACGGAGGAGGATGAATTGTATGGCTGACTGGGCGGCCGGGGGCGAAAACGATGTATAGCCCGGAAGAACTGCGCACTCTGGCGGAAGAACACCCGGTCACGGAATATGCGCGCAGAGTCGTTTCGGGGGCTTTTCCGGGGCAGGTGTGCAAATGGGAGATCCTTGCCTGCACGCGCCATCTCGATGATCTCAAACGTTCGGGAACAGCGGAGTTTCCGTATGTGTTCGATGTTACGCGCGCGAATCGGATATACAAACACTTTAGCCTGATACCACGGCTAGATGTGCCAGAGCAGCACATCGAGCTGGAGGACTGGCAAAAATTCGACCTTGGTTGCTTGATGGGTTGGGTACACAAAGATACCGGCAGGCGGCGCTTCCGCCTGGGCTATACGCGCATCGCCCGCGGCCATGCCAAGACCACGCTTGCGGCGGGGCTGGCAAACTACTTTATGCTTGGCGACGCCATGTATCCGCCGGGTCAGCCCGAGTACGCGCAGTTTGAGATGCAGCCGCAGATCAACATCGTGGCCGTGGATCGGGCGCAGGGCAATATTGCTCGAGGGGACATCGCGGACATGGCCAGGGCGACGCCGGCTTTCTTGAAGCGTTTGTCTGTGAAAAACACCTACATACGCCACAAGGTTCGCGGCGGGTCGGTAGAAGTTTTCTCACGCGACACGAACAACAAGGACGGCGGCCGCCCTTCCCTCATCATCACCGAAGAATGGCACGCGCACGTCAACAGCAAGGTGCATGACGTGGCAGTGTCGGGAAAGGGCAAAAAGCGCCAGTGCCTTGAGTATATCATCACCACCGCGGGTGCGGATGCGGAAAACAAGCCCTGCTACCGCGACGATTGCCAATACAAGCAGGTGCTGGAGGGGAATCTCCGGCAGGATGATGTTTTCGTAATGATCCGCGAGATCGACGACGATGACGATCCCCATAATAAGGCATGTTGGGCGAAGGCAAATCCGTTTTTCCGCAGCAACGGCGATTATGCCCGTGCGCTGCGCGAGGAAGTTGAAAGCCAGTACGCAGACGCATACGGCATGAACAACGAAAACAAGATCCGTGAATTTCTCATCAAGCGCATGAACCGCTGGCAGGCCGACAGTCAGGCACGTTATATGTCCATGCAGATGATGGAGAAATGGCGCGCACTGGCGGTACCGGCCGAAGAGTTTGCCGCGCTGGTGCATGGCAGAGAGCGCTACTTGGGCGCCGACCTGTCCAAGAAGATCGACCTGACTGCCACCGGCAGTGTTTGGCCGCTTGCGGATGGGCGCTTCGCCGTAGACGCGCATGGCTATCTGCCCGAGGAAGGCGTGACCGCGCACGAACGCAGCGACCGCGTGCCGTATCGCGCCTGGATACGGGATGGCTGGGCGACGGCCACGCCGGGCAGCGTAACGGACTATCACGCCATCTTGGAAGATGTGCAGCGCATGGATGCGACGGCATGCCCGGTGAAGGAATTTGACTTCGACCCATATCAGGCGACGCATCTCGCGCAGGATCTTGCCGCATATTGGACAGACCTTTACGGTGATGCGGCGGCACAGGAAATGGTGGTGGAGATCCGGCAGGGCGTGCAGACGCTCTCGGAGCCGACAAAGCTGTTCCGCGAACTGGTGATGCAGGGCAGGATCGTGCATCGGGGCAACCCGCTGCTTACATGGTGCTTGGCAAACGCAGTGGAGGTTTCCGACGACAACGGCAATATAAAACTCAGCAAAAAGAACCTGATGGCCAACATGCGCATCGACGCTATCGCGGCGGTGCTCAATGCCTTCGTGCGCGCCTCACAGCGGCAGGAGATGGACATCAACGCGGTCATCGGCGCGGAAGACTGGGGGTTTTAGATGATGAAGAGTCCATTGGCTTTCCTGCGCAGGCGGCGGAGCGAGGAAGGAGGCGTGCAGATCCTGACGCTGGACGAATTGCTCAGGCGCTGGGAAGAAAGCGAAGACAACGCCGCGCGCGGCCCGTCCTCCGCGCTCACATCCAGCCCAGTGGCGGCGGCGCACCGCATCCTCACCAACGCGATGGCGTGTATGCCGGTAGATCTGTATCGCAAAGATGGATCGCGCCGTGAGAGTGTAGAGAAACATCCGAGCCTATATGCCCTTACGGTGCGGGCGAATGAAAACATGTCGCCCTATACCTTCAAAAAGGTCATGGAAAGCAAATGCTTTTGGTATGGCGAGGCATTTGCTTACATCGACCGCAGCGGGCCTTTGATGCGGCTGATCCCATTGCCGGACGCGCACCAAATGTACGAGGATGAGCAAGGCGGGCGCTGGTACAGTTTTACTGCGGAGACGAAGGAACTGGACTTGACGCGCAAATTCCACGAGGACGAACTTCTGCACCTGCGCTTTGAGACGGGTAACGGGCGTTACGGCATCGGCATACTGCAAATGGCGCGCGATGCCATCCGCACAGACCTTCTTTCGCAGAAGTACGCCGGAAAATTCTACAAGCAGGGCGCGCGGCCTAGCGGCATCATCGAAGTGCCGACAAAACTGGATCAGGCAAACAAGGACAAGGTGCGCGCCAGCTTCGAGCGCATGGTCGGCGGCATGGATGGCGCTTTCCGCGTGGCTGTCATGGACTTGGGTATGAAGTACACGCAGCTCGGAATTTCGCAGCGGGACGCGCAGTTTATCGAGAGCCGCCAGTTTACCGTGGAGGAAGTCGCCCGCTTTACAGGTGTGCCAGAACACAAGCTGCAATCCGGCAAGCAGAGCTACGAGAGCAATCAGGCGCAGGCCATCGAGTATGTGCAAGGCACACTGTTGCCGCGGGCCGTGCAATGGGAAGAAGAGATGCGCTATAAGCTGCTGCTGCCCAGGGAGCGGCAGAGCCTGTATTACAAATTCAATCTGGCTTCGGCCATGCGCGGCGATGACCAGAGCCGAAGCACGTACTTCCAGCGAATGATCGCATCGGCCATGATGACGCCGAACGAAGGCCGCGCGCTGGAGGACATGAACGACTTGGAAGGCGGCGACGAGCTGCTGGTGACGAAGAACCTGACCACGCTCAAGGCGCTGGTCGCAGGAGGTGACGAAAATGGCGGAAATTGATATTCGCGGCGTTATCGCATCGAACGACGACGCCTGGATATACCGCTGGTTCGGCTATGAAGCCACGAGCCCGGCGGATGTAACGCGCGTTTTGCAGGAAGCCGGTGGTGAGGAGGTGGTCGTGCGGATCAACAGTTATGGCGGCGACGTGTGGAGCGCTTCGGAGATCTACACGTCGCTGCGCGCGTATACGGGCCCCATCATTACGGTTGTGACCGGCCTGGCGGCGAGCGCGGCAAGTGTGATCCTGATGGCAGGCAAGCCCGTGCGGGCGTCTCCCACAGCGGAGATCATGATCCACAACCCATCCATGCAGGCAGAAGGCGACTACCGGGAAATGGAGCGTGCGCGCAAAGAACTCATCAACACGCGCAACGCCATTCTCAATGCCTATGAGTTGAAGACGGGTCTCACGCGCTCGACGCTGCGGCAGATGATGGATCGGCCTGCCTGGATGACAGCCCAGACGGCCAAGCGGCGCGGCTTCATCGACGAAGTGCTGTTTGCGGGGGACGGCGATTTGGAGGTAGAGGAAAGCGAGGACGCGGAGGCCGAAGGCTACGAAAGCTCTTCTGCCCGTGCCGCTGCTTTGCAGATCCCGAGCGCTGCTATTCTGCGTGCGGAAAAGCGCGTGTGGGACGAACTGTCGCCGTGTGCGGCGAGCATTGCCGAGGCGCGGAGGCACAGGACGTGTGTACGGATCGACGATACGGGCTCGGCGAAGTGGCACAGCATCAAAAATGCGATCATCAGCCCTTTGATGCAGGGCTTGAGCGATGGGGCGTTGATCGAAACCTCTGGCATGCCGATCGAGGACAAGCGGACAGAGAAGGAAACTAAAACTGAAACAGGCGGGGAAACGCCTGATCAGAAGGAAAAGAGACTTTTGCGCGAGCGCATAAGAACGCTTGGCGCGTGAGAAACGGAGGTAGGATAATGGGAATTATTGAGAGGATCAACACGTTGCGCGAGGAGCGCCGCACGCTGCTTACGGAGGCGGATGCCTGCGAAGATATGGATCGCCTGCACGCGATCCGCGACCGCCTCAACGCCATCAACAGCCAGATGGACGACATGGAGGCCCTGCGCGACCAGATGGCGGAAGGCGCGCGTCCCATGCAGGCCGCGCCGGAAAACGCCGCGCCCGCGCAGCCGACCCTGGGCGAACAGCTCCAGCAGGTGGCGGCGGTGGAACTGCGCCGCCGTGGTGCGCGCATTCCCGGCGTGGAAGTGCGCGTGAATCCGCGTGCGAACACGGCCAGCGGCCAGAACGAAACAGACGGCGACGATGGCGGCTATCTTCTGTCCCCGACGGTGACGACGGCGCTTTTGCAGAGCGTGCGCGAAAGCAGCTTCTTCCTGCCGCGCGTGCGGCATCTGTCCGTGGGGCCGGACAGCAACAGCCTGGATATGCCCTACTGGCCGGACAAGGACAGGAGCAACAGCAACCGCTACGGCGGCGTAAAGGCGTACTGGATGAACGAGGCCGACCAGTACACGGCCACCCAGACCAAGTTTGCCACCCGCAGTATGAAGCTGACCAAGCTGGGCGCGCTGGGCTACGCCACCGAGGAGATCCTGCGCGACAGCCGCTTCCTTGAAAGCATCATGATGGACGCTTTCAACAACGCCATGACGTGGGAGGTGGACGAAGCCATCCTGTTTGGCGCAGGCACGGTATCTGGCAACGCCGCGCAGCCCCTGGGCATGCTCAACGGCACTGCCAGCACCGGCAATGCGGCGCTGATCACCGTGGCCAAGGAAACGAGCCAGGCAGCGGCTACGGTGAACATGCAGAACATCCTCAAGATGTGGAACCGTATGGATCCGGCGAGCCGTTCGCGGGCCATCTGGCTGATCAACCCGGACATCGAACTCCAGCTCATCCAGATGACCATGCAGACCGGCACCATCTCTTCCGCCGGTGAAAGCGCTGTGGAGAAGGTTTCTGGCACATTCGGCGTGCCGGTGTACATGCCGCCGAACGGCCTTGCGTCTGCGCCCTACGGCACCTTGCTGGGCCGTCCGGTAGTGCCCAACGAGCATATGGCCGCCGCCGGCAGCTTGGGCGACATCGCCTTCGTCGATCCCAGCGAATACTTCTGGATCGAGCGTGACGGCATCCGGCAGACCACGAGCGTGCATGTGCGCTTCGAGTACGACGAAATGGCGTTCAAGTTTACCTATCGATGCAACGGCATGCCGTCCTGGTACAGCGTGGGCACGCCGGCCAAAGGCACGACGACGCGCAGTCCGTATGTGGCGCTGGCGGCGCGCAGCTAAAGCAGAGCGGAGGAAGGGGGATAGTCCATGGCGATCTTTGACAATGTGACCGACCTTGCGGATATGTTGCGCATCGAAAGCGAGACGGACTATCCCCATATTGCCGGACTGCTCAAACCGGCGGCGGAGCGCGTCTTGCGTGAAGCTGTCGGCGTGGATTGGATCGCGCAGCACGAAGATGACGAAGCCGTACAGGCCGCCGCCTGTGTGCTGGTAGCAGGATGGTTTCTTTGCCCGGAGGCCACCGGCGAAATAACGCCGGGCGCAAACTTCCTGATTTCACAGCTTCAGGCGCGTGCGCTGGAAGGAGATGACGCGGATGGCGAGGATGGTTGAAAGCGCGGGCGAGCTGAACCGGCGCATCCGCATCATGCAGATCACATCGACACAGGACGCCTGGGGCGCGCCCGAGGATGTGGCGACTGAGGTGTGCAAATGCTGGGCAGCCGTGCGCGACGCCAGCTATCGGGCGAACGAATCCTTTTCCGCCGCCGCGGGGCGCACAGTGGAGGTGGTAAATTACATCGTACGCCATGTGGTCGCAGAGCGCTACGGTGTGCGGCCTGGGATGTATGTGGACTACGATAATAAGCGCCACAAGATCATCGGTCTGTACAACGGCGAACACGGGCGTGATTTCGTAACGCTCAACACGGAGCAAGTGCAGGAGGTGAGCGGATGACGGCAAACCCATATAGGGAATTGTTGCGGCATTGTCGGGAACGGGCATCTCGTGCCACCTTGGGGCTTGGAGGGAATCCGCGACCGAGAAAAAACCGCCCGAGGAATATATCGTGTATACGCTGATGCGCACCGAGGACGCGCATGCAGACGATACGCTGACGGATTACGCGGTGTACGCTTACCTCAACATGTGGAGCGTTGAAAACCCCATCGATACCGCCGCCAAAGTGCGCGCGGCCATGCGCGCCGCCGGCTGGGAGATGGAGGATGAGCGCGTGGAGTACGAAGAGGACGCCAAGCGCTTCCGAACATCCTGGACGTGGAAGGGGTGGGAAAGTGGCTGACGGCGTTGGGTGGCAGGTCGAGGGCATGACCGAACTCGTGAACGACATCCAGCGCATGGCGCAGGAATTGTCGGATGCGGAGGGCGGGAACTTTCGCAAAACGGCAACGGAGGCACTCACCGAAGCCGCGCAGCCGGTGCTTGAAAAGGCAAAGGCGTTTGTACCCGTAAAGACTGGAACGCTGAAGAGGACGCTGCGCACGGGGAAGGTCGTAAAACGGCCGGAGAAAGCAGGCGGAGGATACCGCATCGACATCGGCAAATTCAAGGGCGAAAATGGCGATGAGGATGGATTCTACGCGCCGTTCGTGGAATTTGGTCACGGCGGCCCGCATGGGCCAGCCGCGCCACATCCGTTTTTGCAACCTGCGTTCGACGCAAAGCGGGAAGAAGCGAACCAGATCATCAAAAGCAAGCTCTCCGAGGCCCTTGACCGGGCGCTCGGAAAATAGGACGGCCCGCAGCAATGGCGGGGGAAAGAGAGGAACGCATGAAAAGTGTGATCGGCCTGAAGAATGTGGTCATCGCGCAGTTGCTCACCGACACGGACGAAGAAACTACATACGACACCCCGGAAGCCGTTGAGGGCGCGATCGACATGAGCATCACGCCCAACAACGCCGACCCGGACGTGCAGTATGCGGATGACATCGAGTTTGACGTCATCCAGCCCGACCCGGAAGTCACGGTCGCGTTGGAGATGACGCAGCTCCCGCTTGACATCCGCGCAGGCATTGAAGGCGCAAAGCTGGACGACAAGGGCGTAATGGTGCAGTCCGCGAATGATACGCCGCCCTACTACGCCATCGGTGCGAAAGCGGAGCTGCGCGCGGGTGGTTTCCGTTACATTTGGCTGCTCAAATGCCGCGCCACGCCGATGACGGAGCAGTACCATACCAAGGAGGGCGCCACCATCACCCGCCAGACGGGACAGGTGGAATTTACCGCCATCAAGCGCACCAGCGACGGTCACTGGAAGTACACTGCCGATGAGGGACAGAACGGCTTTAACGCTACGGCGGCGGCCTCCTTCCTGAGTTCGGTGTATACGCCTACGTTTACATCGGGCGGCAGCGAAGAGCCTTGACGATGAAGCGCGGCTCGGGTATCTCTCCGAGCCGCGCTTGTCTGAGTTTCAGGATTGGATTTACCGATCCCCAAATCGGCAAATTCAATTCTTCTGCAATTTGAACGTGATGGTATGCTGCTGCGGGTCGATGTGCTTTTCCAGCGGCAACGGATTTCCATCGGCATCCACGAATCCCGCTTCGCGCGCCTCGGCGCACCCGACCGGCAAGGTATAGCTGGTGGCATAGCCCTTGCCGTTGCGGTTGACGCGCAATCGCAGCGGGCGCGTGGCCTTGGGGCGGATCGTGACGGTATCGCCTTTTATGGATGTGTTTGGCAAACTCTCCATCGATTGCAAAAATTCTTCACGTTCAGACATTGATATTCACTCCAATCCATGATATACTTGAAGGGAACCGGGAGGGTGGCCGCCCTCCCGGCTCGGGGCTACTTGCTGGTGGCCTTGGGTTTGATGGTTATCGTGATCCGATCGATCACGTCGCCTTCAAGCCCTTTTTTGATGGCCTCCAGCAGGACTCGGATTTCCTCAGCCGTCATGGCGTGCTCACCTCCTTTCTTATGAGTCAATTATATCATAGCGTAACGCTAATGTCAATAGGAAACACAAGAATTAACAAATAAACTGCAAGGAGGATTGCAATGATCACCTGCAAGCTCGGAGACAAGACCTATACGGTGGATTTTATCGCTGGCCGCGCCTTGCGCGAGATGGGGCCAGCGTTGAAAGTATACTCGCAGATCGCCAAGGCGCTCGCCGGCGAGGAAGAAGCGGCTGAGAAGCCGATAGAATTGGCTGACGGGCTGGATGTACTGGTCAAATGGTTTTGCCTGATCTTTGGCAATCAGTTCACGCCCGAGGACGTGTATGATGGATACCCGGCAGACCGGCTCGTGGAGGACATCGTGCTTGCGATGTTGGCCGTTCAGAGCCAGACCACGGAGGTGCTGAAGAGCTTCCCTACGACGCCAGCGCAGAAAAGAGCGCCCGGAAAGGCAAAAACGACCGGCGCCCGATCCTGACGCTGGAAGATTACGTGTTTTCTATATACGACCAACTATTAAAAGCCGGGTGGCGCATGCGCGACATCGATGAGATGGACATGCTCGGCTTCCTGGAAGTGCGCGCATGGAGCGCCGGGGCCGGCTGGACAGGTACGCCGGATGGCAAGGTATATATCGACGATGTTCTGTAGCTGGAACTTGTATTGCCTTCCGCCTCTGAATGTGTTATGATATGGTTATCATCATCGGGGAGGTGGAAGGTAATGCCAACATGGGTTTTGATCGCAATTCTCATTGGAGTATTTTGCCATGGACTTATGACCTCAGAAATTGCAGAAAAGAAAGGGTATTCGGCCTTTGCTGGATTTTTGATAGGATTGGTATTGCCAGTCATCGGATTGATCTATGAAGCGGGGCGGACGGTTTCGGAGGCGAAGCAGAAGGAACATGATATGAGATTGGCGCAAATGATCGCGGATGAAATAGGCAAAAGAGAAAAAAGCGCGATCGAAGAATAGACAGTAAACAGGAATCCGCAGGCGCATGCGGATCAAAAATAGATACACAACAGGCCGCATCTTTCAAGGATGCGGCTTTTTCATGCAAAGGTGGTGGGAGCGTGGCAGAGGAACTTCGGGAACTTACAGTGCGGTTGAGCCTGTCGGCGGATAGCTTTTCCCGCAATATCAAGAGCATAAATCAGCAGATAAAACAGGCTGAGGCGCGTTTCAAAGAGATGGGCGCGGGGTCAAAAACATTTGGGACATCCGTGCAGGGATTGACAGCGCGCCTGACAATGCTCCGAGAACGGCTGAACATGCAGAGGGCGAGCGTTGCCCAGTATGAGCAGGCGCTGGCCAAGGCCAATACGAGCCTCGCCACCGCGCGGGACAAACACGCAGACCTGGAAAAACAACTGGCGGCAGAACGCCAGCGTCAAGAGCAGCTTAAAACGGCTGTCGATCAGGCGCGCAAAGCCCACGAAGATGCCGTAAAAACCTATGGTGAGAACTCGGATGAGGCAAACGCCCTGGGCGTGGAACTGCTGGAACTTGAAAGCAACTACAAGGATTCTGGGAAAGCCGTCAAAGACCTCGAATCGAAATTGACCGCCCAGCAGAGGACGATGCAAAACGCATCGGACAAGGCGGCAAACTGGCAAACGCGGCTATCCGAAGCGCGAGCGGAGGTCAAAAACCTCGAAAAGCAGATCACCAACATCAATCCGCACCTCGATGCCTTCGCTGCGAAAATGGATGCATGGTCGGCGAACCTGGGAAAGACCGGCAAGACCATGCAAAGCGTCGGCAAGGCGCTTACGGGGTACATCACCACGCCAGTCATGGCGCTTGGCGGGTTTGCGCTCAAAGCGTCCATCGAATTTGAAGATGCCTTTGCCGGCGTGCGCAAGACCGTGGACGCGACGGAGGAGGAATACAAACAGCTAGAACAGGCCGTCAAGGACATGAGCTTTGAAATGCCCAGCGATACTTCGGAGATCTCCGAGGTCATGGCAACGGCGGGGCAGTTGGGCATTTACACGGAAAACCTGAGAGATTATTCCAAGACAATGATCGACTTGGGAGAATCCACCGACATCGTGGCGAACGAGGCCGCCAAGACCATCGCCCAGTTCTTCAACATCACCGGCACCGGGCAGGACAAGGTGCGCAATTTCGGTTCGGCTTTGGTCGATTTGGGAAACAATTTTGCTACCACAGAATCGGCCATTATGAATATGGCATCGCGCCTGGCGGGCGCTGGCGCCCAGATCGGCCTTACCGACGCGCAGATCCTTGGCTTTGCCACGGGCCTGACGTCCGTGGGCATCGAAGCGGAGGCGGGCGGCTCGGCGTTCTCCAAAGTGATGACGCAGATGCAGGTCGCGGTGGAAACGAACAACGCTGCCCTTGCGGATTTTGCACGCGTGTCCGGCATGAGCAGCGAACAGTTTGTTCAGGCGTGGAAACAGGGCCCGGCGGACGCGATCCAGGCGTTTATCGTCGGCCTGTCGCAGATGGACGAAGAAGGTATATCCGCCATCGTTACCCTCCAAGAGATGGGGCTTACGGAGATCCGCCTGCGCGATACGCTGCTGCGCGCGACCAATGCGAATAAGCTCTTCGCGCGGGCGCAGGAGACGGCAAACCGGGCGTGGCAGGAAAACACAGCGCTGACCGAGGAAGCAGAAAAGCGCTATGCCACCACCGCGAGCCGGTTGGAAATGCTCAAGAACAGGGCGACCGTTGCTGCGCAGGAATTGGGCGATGAACTGGCTCCGGCCTTTGCGGACACGATCGATTGGGCGGAAGATCTGATCGATAAATTTATGGCTCTGGACACCGCGCAGAAAGAGCAGATTATCAAGTGGGCAGCGATCGCTGCGGCGGCAGGGCCGGCGCTGATCGTACTGGGCAAAGTAACGACCGGCGCAGGGCAACTCTTTGGCGTGCTGGGTAAAGTCGGCAAGGGTCTGGGAGAGTTCGCATCCAAAGCACAGGCTGCCGGCGGAGGAGTCAAAGGTTTTGCCAGCGCTGCGTTGGGATCGAAGGCGGTCGTTGCGGGGCTTACTGTTGGATTGATCGCTGGAACGGCGGCGTTGATCGATTATGCCTCCGGCGCTAAGGCGGCCAGGGACGCGCTGGAAGGGATGGAGCGAACTGCGGACGAATGGAGAGCACACCAGGCAGAGACGATTTTTTCCAATGACGGGCTTGCAGCCTTTGGCCTCGACAAAGATACATTTACACAAAGCGCCGCAACAGCCGAGCAGTGGATGGATGGCCTGCTCAAAGTGTGGTCAGATGGGAAAAAAGAAACGGATGAGATCGTAGAGGAGTGGACAGCGTCCTTTAAGGCTCTCAATGAAGGCACACGGACATCCTTGGAGGAATTGCGCAGCCAGGCTGAAGAGTCTGGGCGCACAGGGCTGGCGGAGAGCATGCAGGCAGATATTGACGCTCTTGACGCGATGGATGCAGAGATCGAAGAACTGCTCAAGCGTCGCCAGAACCGTAATTTGTCTGATGAGGACAAGGTACGCCTTGAAGAACTCATTGAGCAGAGAGAGGCCATCCAAATCAAATATGACCTGGTGCCCGAGGATGGGTATGAACAGATACTCCAGGGAGTGCAGGATGAAGTCAACCGCGCTTTTGCACGTGGAGAAGGCGATGCGTCCGTGTCCGTATATGCCGAGGGCCTGACGGCGGCGGCACAAGGCTATTCGGCAGTAAACGAAGAAATCGACCGTCAGTATGATGCGGAGCGTGCTTTGATAGACCTGATGGAAGAGGGGGAGGCAAAACAGGCAGAATACGCAGCGCTGGATCAAAAGTACAAGGAGGATCGCGCCGCGGCTGCGCGAGAGTATGCTTCCGCGCTGGAACAGATGCTGGATCCCGTTTGGGAGTCCGAAGGAATACAGAAAGCCAACGAGGGCATGGAAGAACTGTTCCAGCTCTTTCGCCAATATAGCACAGTGGGCAGCGAGGGCTACCAGAACCCGGAGATCCTTGAACAGATGAATGCACTGGTCGGAGAGCTGAACGAGGATGACCTCATATCGTATTTGGGGCTCTTACAGCAGGTGCAGACGCTTTTGGACGGCGGCATGAGCGAAGGCGAAGTAACGGGGATATTCGGGGAGGACATCACCAGCGGACTGGATCAACTGGCGGCGCTGGCCGATTTCGCCAAAGAAAGATCCGGGGAGCTTTCGGGGCTCAGCGAGATCCTCAATGACCTGGTGCCCGAGGAAATGCAGAAGATCGCCATTGACCTTGATATGACTGCGGCGGAGGAACGTTGGGCGGAATTTGCGGAGAACCCCGGCGCGATCACGACCGATGCGATCATACAGGGGTATGCCGACGGCGAAGGTATCAGTGTGCCGGATGTCATCGTCAATGGATTGGTGGCTTCGTATCAAGAGGTAGAGGGTGGCGCGAGCATCGCAGCGCTTTCGCCGGATGACGTGGTAGCAGAGGTATCGAAGTATTTGCAGGCGGAAGGCTACGACATTTCAGCGCTTACGCCGGATCAGGTAACGGCCATCGTCAACGCATATGCGGAAGCCACTGGCGCGGACAAGTCCGGGCTGCTCCAGGCACTTACCGCCAAGATCACAGCATATGACGATTCAACAGCGGTAATGCCATCTCTGTCGGCGAAGATCGCCATCACTGGGTACGACCTTGAAGCATACAACGCTTTTGTGGAGGCGAATCCTGTTGAGGTAAATGGCATCTTGCGCCTGAGCGAAGCGGGGCTTTCGCCCGAAGAGGTCATCAATGATCCAAACGCCACTTTCTGGGAGAATGGCGTGCAAATTCCTGTTGATATTGTGCCCAAAGAGAGGATCGATGCGGACACATTATTCGTTTACGACGAAGATGGCACAATGCACGTGCTGATCACGCCGGAGATCCAGGGGACAGCGGAATCGGCGCAGGTTGCGAACGACGAACTGCATGTGGATAAAGGCCCGCTGGCCTTTATGGGCATTTCCAGCGACACGATGGATGCACTGGAAGATGTAGAAGAACGTTTGCGGCACATCAACGAAGAAGGGAATACGTGGAAGTATGGATTTGGGCTTGCTGTGGGGAACTCTCTGAAGGGGGCTTTAGATCCATTCAAAAAGCTCAATGTAGATGACTGGGCGGAAGTGCAAACATTCGTGCAGGAAACGGTAGCTGCACTTCAGAGCGGAGAAGAGTTGGACAGCAGTCTGATTGACGACCTCCAAACGATTGCCGACTTAGTTGCACTGCTGGAAACCTATGATCTGGAGAACAATGTAGTATCCAATATCGGGAGCGCATTAGAACAGTCGGGCGTCTCCTTGGGAAACGGATCCGTCTCAGAAGCGCTTCAGTCGGCGATTGACGGCGCAAAAACGGTTGGGAGCGATGTTGCGGCCGGACTTGGCGAGGGCATGGCCAGCGCTGACCTATCGGCGGATGCGGCGACTTTGGCGGCAAACACGGAAGCGGCATTAAGGGCTCCGGGCGCCTTTGACTCCAATTCACCGGCGAATCTGACCAAACCTGTGGGCCAAGATGCGGCATTGGGCGTGGGCGTAGGCATGACTGAGGCCAACTTGGCCACATATGCAGCGATTGCAGCGAACAACGCGCGCACTGCACTTTCCGCGGCATTGCCGTCCTCTGCATTGCGGCCCATTGGATTGAACGCGATGCTCGGCCTGGCATCAGGCATACGCGCAGGTCAATCGAGCGTGGTATCTGCCATGCGTTCCGCCGCGCGCGCTGCGGTCTCCGCAGCAAAGTCGGCGTTGAAGATAAAATCTCCATCGCGCGTGTTCCGAGATGAGGTCGGCGTGATGATCATGCGCGGCTTGGGAGAGGGCATCGAGAGTGAAATGGAGAGCCAGCGTCGGATCATCGCCAACGCGGCGAGGTATCTCACGGATGTTGCCGGGAACGGGGGCACGGCTGGCGGCGGCAGCAGCATGACCACAAACCACGATAACCGCAATCAGAGTTCGAACATATACATCGACACCTACAACGCCAACAGCGAAGAAGATGTAGATATTCTGGCCCGAAAGCTGGGGCGCCTGCAACGGAACATAGCAAGGGGGTATGGCCATGCCTGATTGGTTCAAATTCTGCGGAAAGTCCTGCAAGGATTATGGCGTCACCGTGCTGGAGTTCCCGCCTCTTACCACGTCCGAAGAAAGCATTACTTCGGTCACTGTGCCGGGGCGCGCTGGAGATCTCGAAATACGGGATGGGTCGTATAAGTCGTTTGAACTCACGCTGACCTGTTACATCGCAGATATGTCGAATGTGGCAAAGATCGCTGCATGGCTATCGGCGCGGGGGCCGCTCATTCTGGGGAATATGCCGGACAGATACTACATAGCGCGCATGACGGAGCCCGTCGAATTTGAACAGATCGTGCGCGGGCGGAAGCAGCGCAGGTTTGATTTGCCATTTTGGTGCCAGCCCTTCCGATACCACGTGGAACAGGTAGAGGGAGAGGATGATGCTATTTTGACATCATCGCCTGAAACGGTGCAGAATCCTGGAACATATAAATCCGAACCGCGCATCAAGATCGAAGGGACTGGCAATGTGACGCTGACCATCGGCACGCAGATATTGGAGGTCGAGGATCTCGACGGGGGCGTCATTATCGACTGCAAAATAAAGGACTGCTTCAACCTCACCGAGACGGCACTTCGCAACAGCAGTGTAACGCTCATAGATGACGATTTCCCGACGTTGCAGCCGGGGGCGAACATTATCTCCTGGACAGGGACGGGAGTGACCAAGATTACCATTACACCACGATGGCGGGATTTATAAGATTCGGAATGTTGAAAGCGATGGAAGGAGGCGTGGCGCGTGAGATTGATCATCGAGGGAACGACTGCGGAGATCATCAAGATATTGCAAGGGCTGGAGAGATCGGTGGGGGAAAAAACTGGCGAGGCGAGCCGGGAGACGTATATCCCATCCATCGCGCAAAACACAGACCCGAAGGAGCCATACATTCATGGCACAACGGTGGCATGCAATGGCTTTGACCCCGCAAAGCTGACAAATTACAAATAACCGTATAACAGCCCACAAAGGGAGAGGCGAGCATGATTACCATATACGCGCCGGATGCGGCAGATTTTTCTACACTGGGGTTGGGGGCTTTGGAGCCTTACGAAGTCACCATCGAAGAACGCGCGGGTGGAATGTACACGCTCTCTATGGTACATCCCATGGATGACGGCGGGAAATGGATGGACATTGCCGCTGGATGTATCCTCAAAGCCCCTGCGCCGGTGCGCGAGACGCCGCTGGTAGAATCGGAGATCGTAGGCGAAGGCGAGGTCGTGGAGCCGGTGACGGTGACGCGCAAAATCTACAAGGTGCGTACCAACACGGGGGCAAATTTACATCTCAGGCAAGGGCCGTCCACCTCGACGCGCATCCTCTCCAAATACCGCCCTGGCACGGAGGTAGTGGTGTTCTCGCAGGCGAACGGCTGGGGACAGGTGATTGTGCGCGCGTCTGGGGCGACGGGCTATATGTCCATGCAGTATCTCGTCTACGTGCGGGATGAAACGGAAACCATTGAGGGAGACGCACCGTCGCCGGAGCGCGTAGTTTACCCGGTACAATCGCGCATGCAACTGTTTCGCATCGTATCTGTCGAGTGGGATGCCGGCGAGCGCGAGTTGCGCGTCACAGCCAGGCACATCTTCTATGACCTTCTGGGGAATGTCGTCGGGGATGAATACAAGCCGGAAAACGTCGCAGCCGACACGGTTGTATCACGGATTTTTGACCACGCCCTCAACGCGCATAGCTTCGACGTGCATTGCCAGACCGCCAGGCCGGTGACAGGCGACTATACTCGCCGCGGGCTGGTCGAATGTCTATTGGATACGGAGGAGGGTGTGATCGCACAGACCGGGGCGCGGTTGGTGCGAGATAACTTCGACATATGGTTGCTGCCGGATGCTACGCGCGAGACGGGCGTGACCATCCGCCACGGCAAAAATCTGCTGGGGGCGATGCTGACCACGGATACAGATGACATCGTCACTCGCATCATCCCCATAGGGCAGGACAAAGAGGGGAAGCCGTTGCTCCTCAACGATACTATCTATCTCGACAGCCCGAGGATCGGCGAATATCCTATCGTCCACGCCCGCGCCATTGAGTATGATGTGCGCGTGGGCGAAGAGGGGGTGGAGAACGCAGCGCAGGCGCGCGCAAAGCTCGTGCAGTTGGCGGAGAAGGACTTTGACGATGGTATAGATTTGCCCACGGCGGAACTGGATGTAGATTTTATCGCTTTGGGAGAAACGCCAGAATATGCGAAATACGCTGACCTGCAAGCAGTGCATCTATACGACACGGTGCGCGTAGTGGCTACACAGGCGGACATTGACGCAGCTATGCGCGTTACGGCATACAAGTGGGATGCCCTGGGAAAGCACTACATCAGTGTGTCGCTTGGAGACCTTGTTGAGTTGAGCACGACCGTTTACGGCTATCAAATTGCAGATCAGAGCGTGCGGGGTACAAAGCTGGCAAATGGCGCAGTAGGTTCGGCGCAGATACGGGATCTTTGCGTGAAGTTGGCGCATATCGATACGGCTGCAGTGGAACAATTATCCGCCAACGCCATCAATGCGTTGAAAGCCTACATCACCGAGTTGGTAGCGGATTCAGTGACCACGGATGCGCTCTATGCCGCGGTTGCCTCCATTGCCACGGCGCAGTTGACCACGGCCAACATATCCAAAGCGGACATCGATTGGGCAATGGTGGGAAGTCTGCAAGCAGACGTTGCCAGAATCGCCGCCGCATACCTTTCAACCGCTGAGATCGACACTGCGCAGATCGCAGACCTAGCTGTAACCACCGCAAAGATCGCCGATGCGGTGGTCACGACGGCGAAGATCGCTGACGCAGCGATAACCTCCGCCAAGGTAGCAGCCGCTGTGATCCAGTCCGCACATATCGAAGATGCAGCCATTACCCGTGCGAAAATCGCGCTTCTGGCCGTGGATGAGGCGCGCATTGACGACCTTGCCATCGGCACGGCGAAGATCAAGGATGCGGCAATATCAACGGCAAAAATACAGGATTTGGCTGTAACTGCGGCTCAAATAGCAAACGCGACGATCACCAACGTCCAAATCGCTGATGCCACCATTGGCACGGCGCAGATCGCGCTCGGTGCTATAACCACGGCGTTGATTCAGCAAGGCGCGGTGGGGACGGCACAAATTGCCGACGCTTCCATCACCGACGCCAAGATCGTCGAACTGTCTGCCAACCGCATTACCACAGGCACGCTGTCCGTTGAGCGGCTCATTATTGTAGGCAGCGAACAGTCCCTTGTTTTTGCCATCAACGAAGCCAACGGCACGCCGCAGCTTTCGCAGTCTACCATTGACGGCGGATCACTGACGCAGCGCAGCATCACAGCAGATAGGATCGTGGCCGGAGCCATCACATCAACGGAGATTGCCGCCGCGACTATTCTGGCAAATAACATCGCGGCGGGCGCGGTGACAACGGAAAAGCTGGCGGCGGAATCTGTGGACGCCTCAAAGATCAAGGCTGGGGCAGTCACGACGGATCATGTTGCCTCAAACTTTGGCGAAACGCTCGACCTTTCGAGCAATACGTCCATTCGGGGTGTCATCACGCAGAATGTTGGCGATGCCATCGCGGACATTGAGATTGGTGGGGTCAATCTTATCCAAGGGAGTGAGACATACACGCTGGTAGCCGACAGCGATGACAGCTACTGGATAGCTGCGGATGAACTGGAACCGGGCATGACATACACGTTCTCCGTGCGCGAAGTCGCCCTTTCCGAAGGACAGGCGGCGGGTGTGACCTGGAAGGTAGTCAACCGCACAGATGGAAGTGTGCATGCAAGTGGCCTGCTGGATTTTACGTATGGAAAACAATCAGCGTCCTTCACGCTGCCTACATCAGAAGGCAACTGGGCGTTATTCCTCTACGCAGGTGTAAGTGGTGCGACTACCGGCGTGACGGTCATTTTCCGCAAGGTGAAGCTGGAAGAAGGCAGCGTGGCGACGTCATGGAGCGCTGCCCCGGAGGAAACCTCCGAAACGCTCGGCCAGCTGACCGAGGCCGTGGAAGGGTTAGATGGCGGCCTCGATGAGCGCGTGCAGAGCGTAATTGACGCGCTGGGACTGTCTGAGCAGTTTGCCAGCACGGAGGCGTTCCTCGCGGTGCTGGCAGACATTGAACTGATACGCAGCGAGCTTTCTCAAACAAATTCTGATCTTACCCTGACCTTCAATCGTCTCGCCTCAGCCGAGAACGGCATTGCTCAGATGTTCTCGTATTTCCAGTTCGGCGAGGAAGATGGCGCGCCCTATTTGGATATGGGCAGCTCGGAATCGAGCGTAAAAATGCGGCTGACGAACACGCGCCTGTCATTTGTGCAGGCCGGCGCAGAGCTGGCCTATTTTTCTGACAATAAGCTCTATGTGACCCGTTTGGAAGCCGTGGAACAGATCTCCATTGGTACAGATGCCAACGGCTACCTCGACATCGTAACCACTCCCACAGGCGTTGGTTTCAAGTGGCGTGGATAGGAGGTGCGCAAATTGGCGACTTATACGGTCAACGCGGATCAACTCGCTTACCGCTCCGGCGGAGCGTGGACGAACGGCAAGGCACGCCAAGGCGTGTACGGCGGCACGCGCTATGAAGGCGCGATTCGATTCGCGGGCCTATCAGAACTGAACTTCTCCAACATTGCGATCTCACAGCTTGAACTTCGCGTGACGTTCTTGCGTGCCGGCGGCTCTTCGACGAAGAACCTGACATTCTATAAAGCTACCAGTAATACCATCTCGGGGACGATCCGCGGCGCGTCCATAGGCGCGATTAGCGTTGGCGACGCCTACGGGCGCACAGTAACACTCACGTTCAACGCGGGCACTAATTCCGGGCTGTTCAATACCATCCGCAGCTACCTCTCAGAGGGGAACCGCGTGCTGTGCATCTACGTGCCCAGGACGCGCGGCACATATAGTGGTGGGTATTGCTACGATTATCTGGGTATCTCTTCGGCATCGATCACGCTCACATATGAGTACCTGCAAAGCGATGGCTCGATGGCAGCCACCAGTGTTGCGGCGGGGAGCACGGCAAGGCTCAACATTACGGCCTACAATTCCAGCTACACGCACAAGGTGACGTGGAAATTCGGCAGCCATTCGGCCACACAAAATATCGCGGCAGGAACAACTTACGCCTCATACACCATCCCGCTTTCGTGGCTTGCCGCCATCCCCAACGCTACGTCGGGCGCGGCTACGGCAACGCTGGAGACGATAGACACTACCGGGGCTTCCCTAGGCTCGTACAGCTATGGATTTACGATTACCGCGCCTGCGTCGGTAGTGCCGACGATTTCCAGCGTCTCAGCAGCGCCAGTCAATGATAATGCGATCATCAATGGATGGGGTATCTATGTCTACGGCAAAAGCAAGGCGTTGCTCAAGATCAACGGCGCAGCGGGAGTGCATGGCTCGATGATCAAAAGCTACTCCATAACCACAACCCCAAACGTAGGCAGCTCTTCTGCGTCCAGTTTTACCACGGACTATCTCTACGCCACC